AAACTCGATAAAGTTTTGATGGAGTTGTGTTTGACGAACTGACGCGGTTGAAAAACCCCAGCGGCAAACGCTTTAAGGCTTTGGAGAAAATTATGTCTACGATGAGGATACGTTGGGGGTTGACAGGTTCGTTTACATCGAACGGCCTTGAGGATGTTTTCGGTCAGTGCAAGATCATTGACCAAGGGTTGTTGGGCCGTGCCAAGGGTGCGTTCCTGCAACAGTATTTTATCTGCACCAACCGTGAGTTCGGCCAGTGGATTCCGGCAGCCGGCGCACTCGAACAGGTGATGGCGCGGATTAAACCAGCGACGTTCGTGTTGGAGCCGGGCGAGTATAAGGACAAGCTGCCGCCATGCCACGTCACAGAGGTGCGCGTCGCGCTGGACGACCGCAAGCCATACGAAAGAATGAAGCGTGACTATGTCGTGCGCTTCGGCAACGACCAGATCGTAGCGCAGAACGCCGCGTCGGTGACGACTAAGCTGCAACAGATGGCATCGGGCTTCGTCTACAACCGTGACGCTGGACCGGGTTCGATATGGTTCAGCAGTCACAAGTTCGACCGGCTGGAAGAGTTGCTGGCGGAGAACCAGCGGGCCAACACCATCGTTGCCTACACCTATCAGGAAGAGTTGGCGGAACTGAAGCGCCGCTTCCCGCACGCAAAGACGATGGACGACGCTAACGTCATCGAACACTGGAACGCAGGGCAAGTCGAGTTGCTGTTGGTCCACCCTAAGTCGGCAGGCCACGGCCTGAACCTACAGCATGGCGGATGCCACATGGTGTTTCTGTCGCTGCCGTGGTCGCTGGAGTTGTACGAACAGACGGTTGGACGCCTGCACCGCAGCGGCCAGACCAAGGACGTGTGGGTCTACGTGATGCTGACCGAGAAAAGTATTGACGAACGTATATGGGCGGCGCTGCACGACAAGCGTGCGGTGTCCGACATAGCATTAGAGGAATTGAAAGATGCGAACTAAGTTTTTACCCTACGTATGCCGTTATGTTAATAACGAAGGCGCGTGGCTGGCCGCTTACTACGACAAGGACGGCGCTGATTGGCCTGTAGCGATGATGATCAAAGGCGCCGGAATTAAAGAAGGCGATGCAATCTCTATCGCCTATCTTATGCAGCCGGCATCGGCAAGGCAGATTGTAGGGCTTGACAAATGAGTAAACTGAACTGGCGGTCGATGATTGCCGTGCTGTCCGACCTTACGGAAGATGAACTGAAGCAGGCGCTGGACGTTGAACTGAAGACGCATAAGCGGCCCGCCATTGCTCGGCGGCTGCATCAGCGGTACTCTGCAATGCGGACGGCGCGGGAGCGCGTTGAGATTATAAAGGGAATGAAGAAATGACAGATCATGCGGCTGCCGCAGTAGAGGCGTTGGAAAAGATAATCGCCATGCTGCGGGCAGGGGTTTCGCCAGAAGATTTAGGTGAGGCCGTCATCTTACTGGGCCGCTTGATGGCCCGGCGCACTTGATATTAAGGAGTTAGGATAATGACAATGTTTTTAATGTTCGCCTTCATCATAGGCGCGGCTTACATATGCGGAGAGGATAACGGGAAGCATCCTCGCCATAGGTAAGTTCACTTTTCTAACAACAATATCCCGCAAACTGGCTTGTGGCTTAGGTTTGCGGGATATGCACCTCAAACAAAATTAAGCTACCTCTAGCATTTCAGTAGTAATCATCACACGCCCTACGGCTCCGTACTTTTTATGGTACGTGATAGCCCATGCTGCGCGATCCGCAATCCAGCCGCCGCGCGCAGCGTAGGCATCCCGCGCAGCAAGGGTAGGGTGTTGCACAACTGTCACACCATTATATTCTTTTTCGTCGCGGTGATGGCGGTGGCCGCAGTGTATTTCACGGCGCGTAGTGCGGCCCCACTCTTGCGGGAACTGCGCGGCGAACAGCAGCGGTAGATTTTCGTTCTTGACTTTGTGGCCGTGGTGGACGCCCAGCATAGTGTTGCCCCACTCGAACACGTAGAACGGCAGGATGCTGTCGTTGACAGTGACGCGGGATTCTTCTTCGTAATGCACCGCGAACAGGTCGGCCAGCCAGCCGGCGCTCTCTTCATCGTGATTGCCTTCGGCGATAATCAGATAGACTTCTTGATGGCGTTGCAGACAGATTGCCACCAGTGAGCGGATGATGCGGATCGCTGCGCGGCGTATCTTGGGGAAGCGGCTGTCAGCGTCCAGAACATGTTTAGCTGTCGGTGTTACTGGCGTCTTGCCGTCAGTGTGCAAGAAGTCGCCTTGGATGTTGAGCACTCCTGTGTGTGCATTTGGGCTTTGATTGACCATCTGTACCAGCGCAGCGATGATGGTTTTCTCTGCCAGTGATACGTTCCAATCGCTGCCGCCCTCTTGATGCCATGCCAGCATACCAAGGTGATAGTCGGTGAATGTGTACAGGTTGCATAGCTGCTCTTCAGAAGCCACTGGAGCAACAGTTGATACCGCGGGCGGTATCTCATCCTTGAAGCCTTTGATTGTCTCGCGCATGGCGTCCATGAGCGCCTCGTGGCTAAGAGACGCCTTTACCCATTGACCCGATGGTTTGCCTTCGGAGTTGTAGTAGGTGGAGACGCCCTTGGCGACAAAGCCTTCTGGCACTGGCCGAGTGAAGTCATGTTCAGGCGCATAGCCGAACTTTGCAGCCTTGCGTTTGACAGCCAGATAGGTTTCGCTTGCGCCGCCGACGTTCATGCCTAGCTCAACAGACGCGGCCCTAGCACTACCAAGACGTTCTATGGCTTCTAAGATTTCACGCTGACGAGGCGTACAATATCTGTACAGATTTTCGTCTATTGATATAGTCGATGGCATTTATTTGCCTTTCGGGCAATCCGCTTCGCAGATACAAACAAAGGCGCTGTTATGCGCCTCTATTTCTGTGACAGTTTCTGATGAATCTTTTGTTGCATCGTAACTAATTGGTTTTGCGATAGCACAATAGCTATTGACGGGAACGGTCGAAACGGTCGCGCAGCCGCTCAGTGCGCTCAGGATCAGGAATGGCAATGGCAGCTTCGCCAAGTTGGATTTGCTCGTTGATGGCATCGGTTGTTTCCTTAATGATTTCCTGACGCCCTCGCTGCTTCCAACGATGCTCTGCCCAAGCACCCAACAGCTTGTCCAGAACACCCAGCAAGAGCGTCAGAAACTTCATTATTCGGCTGGCTTCTCTGCCAAGAACACGGCGGCTGCACCGGCCAGACCAGCCGCGGCTGCTGAGATGGCGGTCCATTCAGCGTCAGTCAAACCAAATGCCAGCGCAAGACCGGCAAAGCCTGCGTATGTGCTAGGCTCTTTCAAACGGTTTAGTAACCAAGATACAAAGTTCATGTTATTTTCCCTTCGGATAAAACTTCCAAGGCAGTTCCCAGTGTGGGCCGTCCTTGAAAGCGCGCCAATCGCCGCCCCATACGAGCGGGACTTTTTCGTTCGCAGCGGCGGCTTTCACGATTTTAGCCAGCCGGTGATACAGCGGCCAATCCCATGATACTTTTCCGTCAATCATCGGTGCCAGATCGACGGCGTGTCCGGTGAGGTGACGCGAGTTCATTGTCCTTGATGCGCCCTGCCTGACCAACTGCACTTGGCGGTCGGTGGTACGCAAGCCTTCCAGCACTGTGAAGTCAAGGTCGGACACGGCTGCGGCTTTCTTGACAACGCGTACTAGGTCAGGGTGGACGCCCTCAAGCCGCGACAGGCTGCGTTGACCTAGTATGATGGTCATGCAGCGCCTCTTAATATTATGCCGACCAACAGCATAATGATTGTGCCAGCTACAGTCATGCCGATGGTTTCAAGACGCTTCAACCGCGCGCAGATACTTTCATAACGAAATGCACAGACCTGTTCGTGCGTGTTGAGTTGTGCTTGTGTTTCGTCGATAGTAGCCATAAAAGTACTTTCTAGTTAAAAGCCAAGACGGCGGCGTTCTTCCGCTTTCTTGGCCCGGTCTTGTGCTAATACGTTTTGCTGCGCGACAGGCGAAAGCGCAAAGAAGCCACGTCCGCCGGGCTTTACACCGCCGCCGGGTTGGGCGGCGCTGACAAGCGCACGGTTCGCTTGGGTGCGCGTCATCCGGTTCGCGGCGCCTTTTGCAAGCGCGGCTGCGGTTTGCGTCCCGCCTACAACGGCTGCGGCGGTAGGTGACATCGTCGCCAAGCCACCATAGCCTGCACCATAGACCGGCATCTGCGTGCCGAACAGGCGCGCGCTAGGCGACAGTTTGCCTAGTGTCATCAAAATGTTTTGGGTGACTGTGCCGTTAGCAACCTTTTTGATCAACTCTTGCGTTGGCTTATCAAACCGCGACAGCTTACGTTCGTTCTTGGCTATCTTGGTAAACTCATCGCGCAACGCGCGGGGGAATGTTTTAGTGCTGTCGGCGGCGCTTGATGTTCGTGTTGCAGCATCAAACGCATTTTCAAGCGTTTCCGTCTGATAGCCCCGCCCACGAACGGTACGCGCTTGCCTAAGAAACGCGTTAGCCGCTGCCGCGTCGCCAGCCGTTGTTTGCGCTGGCGTCAAACCGTCCATGAAATCGTCGATGACTTCTTCAAGCGCCTGCACCATAGCGCGCTCATCCGGCGTGCCCCGCTTGCCGCCGGCTTCGCTGTACGGAAGGTCGCGGACTGACCGCCTAAACTTTTCCAGCATATCAAATGTCATTGGCTTGCCGGACTTTACATCAAACAGCTTTAGGGCTTCGTTGACCACTTTGTCCGTGTCAGGATCAAACCGCAAACCGCTTAGTTTTGTACGCGCGGCGGCTGCCAAGTCGGTCATCGCTTGCGGCGCGACGTTTACGTTTTCGGCTTCCATTGCACGATATAGCTTACCGGACTCTTCTTTTAGCGCGGACGCGGTCACTGGTTTAGTTTTAGGTGTGCCAGCTTTAGCACCCAGCCCGCCGCCAGCTAAAGAAAGCCCTGCTAATGCAAGCGGGTTTGTGACATCAAAATAGTTCGACGCAACAGACGGCGCAGCGGCAGCGCCCATTGACGCGGCTGTTTGGCCTCTGGCGTTCTGGCTCAACAAGCGCATAAAGTTCTGCGACTGCGGCGATGCAGCTACGTCAGCTAACGTCTTAAAGCCTTGCGCCTGACCGAATCCACCAGCGCCTGCCGCCAGAACGTCGCTGTACACTTGCTCACCGCGCGTCTCAGGGCGCCGACCGACGCCGACAGTTTCATAACCGCGGCGGATAGTCTCTGACGGCAACGGAACACGCTCACCACCAAATAGCGGTGCAGCTATGTTGTATAGGCCGGTGCCGATGTCGCCGACACCCAACGACAGAACGCCGCCCGCAGCACCGGGGATAGCACCGACGCCCGCAAATGGTGCGCCAGCCGCAGCACCAAGCCCTGCCGCAGTTGCATAGGGCAGCAGCGCGCCGGTAGTGACGCCGGTCACTTGCGTGACCTTGTCCATACCTTTGCGGGGTGCCTTAGCGCGGGGCGTTTTTATTTCGACGACGCCCAAACCTTCGTAAGGGTCTACATCTATCTCTTCGTAAACGCCTAGCCCTGCGTAGGGATCGTTCTGTTTCATGGCCGCGTCATGATCCTTCCATCGGTGGTCTTCCAACGCTTGATATTTGGGTTGGCGCGCACTTGTTCTGGCGTCAAAGTCTGAAGGGTGGGCGTGCGCCGCGCGCCTTGCGCGGGTGCGGTACGCGGCGCACCGTACAAGTCTTCTAGCGTGTCCAGAGTAGTGCGCGCCGCTTCAATTCCCTGCGTAGGGTCAGTCAACGCATCCAATGTCAACTGAAGTTCTACGTTCGAGTTCATTTCTTGCGCGGACATACCTGTCGCGTTCTTGATGGCGGTCGCCAACAGCTTACGCGAGTTGATAATTTCTGATAGATATTTCGACGTTTTTGTACCTACCATCTTTTGCGCTTCGCGGCCAAGGCTTGAAGAAGCAAAATAGTCCATCGCGTTTTCAAAACCACCGCGGGTTTCTGATGGGATAGCTTTGGCTTTATCCAACTGCTCATAGGCGGCGCGGACTTTTTTGATTAGCGTGCTTACCTGTTTGCGCCCCGGCAATTTTTCAGCGGCTTTCTTTTCGGTTTCAACAATCGCGGTAGCGCGGGCTGCCGCTGCCGCTTTAGCTGCCGCCTCTGCGGGCGACTCACGCCCTGCAATTGCTTCTTGACGCACACGTTCAATAGGCACCTGTGACGAGCCGGGCAGCGGCGACACGTTAGGGTTACGCATCTGAAGCGGCGTGCTTGTGCGCGTCTGTGCCAGCGTCTGTTCCATCGGCGGCGCGCCGCGCAGGCCAGCGGTCTGCGACTCCATCGGCTCACCGCGGTAAACAGCAAACTGCGACTCCGGTGTGCGGCCATCATACGCCATCGGCGACACTTCAAAGTCGGCTGGCGCCCCACGCATTTGATTGTCAGTTACGCCGGGCGTATTTGGCGTCACTTGGATGTTGTTCTGCTGCACCCATGCTGCGATCTTGGCGCGGCTTTGTGGCTGTGCAATCGAAAGGATTTTATCGTAATCGGATTTGGACATGACGCCCGTTTCCAACGCCGACGCTACTACTAGGCCCAGCGATCCGGGATCGGCATCTGCGGTCGATTGCGGCGCGGCGCTCATGGGTGCAGCAGCGGCAGGCGCGCGCGGCGCAACAGGTGTTTCTGGCGCGTCGTATACGGCGCGTTGCTCAGGGTTAAGACCGCCGACAACAACCGACCTAGGCAGCCCTTCTCTAGAAAGTTCCAAGCTGGCAACTGGCGTTGCAAGCGAATATTTGAGTACGTCGTCGGCTTTTGCGATAGTAAGAATTTTTGAGTTTTGGTTCCACTCGTCAGGAAGCGGCAACTCATTTGCAAACGCAGGGATGTTTGTGACAATCTCTTGGCGTAAAACGCCGTACCGTGCTTTGTCCGCAGGGTTAATAGTAGCCAACCTATCGCGGTACTGTGCCGTTAAATCTTTAAGATAGCTTAACTCTTTTTCGCGGATAGTCGCCGTTTGCGTCTGCGCTGCGCGCTCTTCTGCCCTAGCAGCAAAATCCATTTCCTGCGATAAACGCTGTGCTTGACGCTCAGCCGCGCGCTGCTGCGCCACCGTGTTTAGCATCTGGCCCATCTGCGCGGTTACACGCGCCGGATCGGGAAGCTGTGGGTTACGCGCCTGAAGGGCTATCATTTGGTTTGCCATGTTCAATTAACCTTTTGGGATACCGCCGGGGGCGCCGCTATTGTAATAGTTCATCATAGCGTTCTGCATTGGATAGTTTGTCGCAATACCGCCAACTTGACCAAGGGCGGTGTTAAGCGCGTTAGCTTGACCGATGTAGCCTGACGCGCGTGCAGCGCCAGCGTTGTAGATGTTCGACGCTTGGTTCTGGCCCATCTGTCCAGCAGCGCCTGTAAGCACGTTGGTTGCTGACTGACCCGAACCCATCAGCGATTGCAGCGGATTAAGACGCGCCGACCGCTCGACCTGATAGCGGTTAAACGCGTTCTGATATTCTTGGCTGGCTAAGTCTTGGCCGAAACGCTGCACACCCTTCAAGGTGGAGCCGGACAGCAGATTGCCGCGTGCGGCTGCCGACCGCTCTAGCGCCTTCATGCCTTCAGCTTGACGGAAAGCATAGCCGGGGTCTTGCTGGAATTGATCTGTGCCAAAGGATTTCGCCATGCTGCCGTAGCCAGCGGCGGTCTTGTCGCCGCCGATGCCCAGCAACTGCATAATCTCTTGCTGCGCTGTCAGGCCACCTTGGCGAAACGGCTCTTGCAGTTCCGTCTGCCGCTGGAACATGCGCTCCTGCGCTGCGGTCGCGTCTTGCGCGGCGCGCTCTTGCGTTCTGGCTGCTTTTTTAGCGCCACTAGAGGCGATCATCCCGCCGCCGATTGCGCTTGCGGCGCCGATCCCTGCTGCGATTACTGCTGGTGGCATTTCGGTAACTCCATCTTATACAGGTCGTATGCGGACCCAAGTGTATATATCATCTCACCTGTGGGTTGCATACCCCCCTTGCGCGCGTACATATACACGCTAGGGGCGTTAGGGGCAATCCGTGCCCACAGAGTCTCAGCACCGTTTTCTACGGCAAAGTCAATAGTAAATTGACGCGCCTTAGCAGCCCACTTACCGCGGCCTTTCGGCAATATCATTACATGCACTTCGTATACGTTGGGTGATGTCCACGCCAACACGTAACCGCCGTGCTCACCCATTAAAAACCAATTCTTATCAAACTGGACCGCGTCGGTAAAATCTAACTCACCCACACTAACTGCGCCTATGAATGGACGGACGTCAGGGTGGTTAGCTACCCCATTGATCCGATCCACATCAAAGCACCTTTTAAGCATTAGCTAACCAGACGACCTGACGCGCGGATGTTGATGGCGGATGCCGTGCCAGCGATGGTGCTGATAAAACCATTGTTCGGCAGCACATGGCCGACCAGTTCAGGAAACGTATACGTCTCTGATGGCTGGAGCGTTTTGGTCTTGACAATCAAGTTGTCGTTGCCGGCGGAGCCAGCAGCCGTAATTAGGTTGACGCTGATCGTTGCTGCCGACGCCGAATAATTCGTAGCCGTAAACTTGTCGATGATAGTTTGCACACCATTTGACGTGTACTGCGTCACTTGAGTTGCTTCCGCTGTCTTAGCGGGAATGATGTTACTGATAGATACGGCCATATCTTATTCCTTATAGCGAAGTAATTGTTTGCCAAGCTGCACCGCTATATACGCAGGCTTTGGAAAGCGTAGTATCAAATACCATAAGACCAGCCGCAGGGCTAGATATAGCGTTCTTTTCAACGGTTGTCATGTTGGGTAGACGAAAACCTTTGGTAGTTGACTGCACATCCAAAATTGCGGATGCGTTTGCCGTAGCCCCAATTCCGACGTTACCGTTGCCGTCAATACGCATACGCTCATCTGCGGTAGTCCAGTTAGCCGCGCCTGCGCTGCTGGCGTTATAGAAAATTAACGAGCCTTGGCCGTTAGCGTTTTGCCGAAGAATACCGATTGCAGCTTTGGAATATGTGGTATCAGATGAAAACTCAATACCGCCGATACCTGACCCGCTATTGCTGTTCTGTGACCGAATACCGGCGAAAGCACTTCCGCCCGCTACAGATACGTCAAGACGTTGTTGCGGCGAAGTCGTACCAATTCCGACATTGCCGCTGCTATCTATACGCATACGCTCGTCTGTAGTAGCCCAGTTAGCCGCGCCTGTGCTGCTGGCATTATAAAAAGCTAGTGTGCCTACACCGTTGGCGGCACCGCGAACCAAGCCGATTGCAGCTTTTGCGTAAGTGGCGTCGGAAGAGAACTCAATACCGCCGATACCCGATCCGCTATTGCTGTTTTGTGAGCGAATACCAGCGAAAGCACTTCCCCCCGATACAGATACGTCAAGACGTTGCTGCGGTGAAGTTGTGCCAATCCCGACATTTGTGCCCGTGTCGTAAACAATAGATGCGCTGACGGCTGATGTGCCGTTACCCTTTACCAGATAACCGGATGTGAGCGTGGTTGCACCCGTGCCGCCGTTGGCTACAGGCAGTGTACCTGTGACTTGAGTTGTAAGGCTGACGTTTGATAGAGTGCCCCCAAGCGTAAGCGATCCCGAAGACGTTACCGTTCCTGTAAGCGTAATACCGTTGACAGTTCCCGTACCGCTGACGCTGGTTACAGTGCCAGAACCCTTATTATTGAATGTAGTCCAATCAGTGCTAGTCAGGTATCCATTGACCGAAGCTGTAGCTGCGGCCATACTAATAGCCGGAGTGGTGCCGCCAGAAGACACAACAGGGGCCGTGCCAGTGACGCTGGTGACCGTGCCTGTGGTTGGTGTTGTCCATGTAGGAACGCCAGCCCCTGCGGATGTAAGCACTTGTCCAGATGTGCCAGCAGCCGTAAACGCGTATGCTGTTCCTGTTCCATAAGGCACAGCCCCTGCCGTCGGTGCAGATGTTCCATTAGTGCCGCCATTGGCAATAGGGAGCGTGCCTGAGACTTGTGTTGTGAGGCTTACACCAGACAGTGTGCCGCCAAGCGTTAGTGACCCTGAAGACGTTACCGTTCCTGTCAGCGTAATTCCATTTACCGTACCTGTGCCGCTGACGCTAGTAACCGTTCCCGACCCTTTATTGTTAAAAGTAGTCCAATCGGTACTGGTAAGATAGCCGTTAACCGAAGTTGTCGCGGCAGGCATACTAATGGCGGGTGTCGTACCGCCGCTAGATACAACGGGGGACGTTCCTGTGACGCTAGTGACAGTTCCTGATGCGCCGGTCAAAACGCCAGCAGACAACGTCAAACCGCCAGCTACGCTGATCTCTTCGGCTGCGCCTGTGCTGGCTGTAGTGCGACCTAATAGACGGCTGGTAGACATCGTAAGGCCATTGGCAGAAGCATACGCACTGGGGGCAACATAGTCAGTTGCCGCGACCGCTGCGGACAGCGCGGTTCCGTTACCCTTTATCAGACCTGTAACTGACGTGGATAAAGTGATTGCAGGCGTTGTAGTGGCAGTAGCAACGGTTCCTGCAAATCCATTAGCTGAAACAACAGAAACGCTTGTAACCGTTCCAGTTCCCGCTGTAGAGGAAATGGTAATTGAGCCTGAACCGTTAGTGATGCTGATGTTTGTGCCAGCAATCAGAGTGGCTTTGGTTAGCGTGTTGCCTGTTGTGTTGCCAATCAGAAGCTGGCCGTCTGTATAGGTAGTCTGGCCCGTGCCGCCATTGGCTACAGCCAACGTGCCGCCAAGTGTGAGCGTGCCGCTTGTCGTGATCGGGGAGCCTGTAAAGGTCAGGCCAGTTGTTCCACCAGACGCAGCAACTGAAGTGACAGTGCCGCCAAGATCAGGCGGCGTAACACCGAAAGCATTTTGCAGATTGTTTAAGCTACTCTCTAGGCTTGCCACCATACCATCAGACGTAATTGCGGACGCTTGTGTAGCTGTTGCCAGCATGGCGTCGTAGGTAGCTAACAGTGATGCTGTGTCTGGCCCTAACGTAACTTCTTCTTGATTAGCCTGCGTAGCAGTCAACAGTGACAGAAAAAACCTGTACCATTCACGACTAATCGCGCCTGACCGTTCGTCAATAAAAGCGACGCGCGGCGGCGTTAGCTGGGTGGGGTTGATCGGCGCCAATGCCATCAGGCGTTTGTCCCACTAAGTATCAGTTCAGCGCCCATGATATAAATCCGTACAGGGTCTGTGCCAGACACTTCGTAGACGCGGTCGCGTATCTTCATCGTTGCGCCAAGGCGACGCCATATTGTTCGGAAGCCAAACCGGCCAATTTTCCCCATCGACTTCCAATGTTCATTAGACCATGTATGGCCGCCGTCATCGGAAAAACGCAACATGACTTGTGGGTTATACCCCGGCGTGTCGGGATACGCCATTGTCACAAGAAAAGTGCCATCTTCTGTGGTTATGTTAACTTCCGTTTCAGTAACTAACTCTTGTTCGCCTGCGCCGGGAGACAATTCAAGTCCTACACCAGTTTCGCAGTCAAGCTGCATTGAATGTTGAATAGTGCGCGAGAGGTTGTTAGCGCCTGTTGGCAACGCGCGCCACGACCGCAGCCATTTCTGTGGTTCGCCATCGTCAGCGTACACATTCAAATCAAACTCGTAAATCTTGCCGTTTTCGTAGTCGCCAACAACCGTGGTATTATTAAAGAACATCTGGTTATTGGCGCGGTGACGGTTAAAATCACCGTTAGCAAACGATGCGCGCTCATGCCACGCACCAGTAGCAACATCATACACCCATGTTGTGTCGGCGCTGGGGAAGTTTAAAACGTAAAAGCTATGGCCATCCTGCTGATATGTGTAGCCTGTCGCGTCTGAAATGTCAGCATACTCTTGCATCTGCCATTCGATAGCGTGCGTCGAAACGCGCTGTCCGATGTAACCCGCAGCTTTGTAAACAATCCCTTGACCGCGCGCGTCCCTACCTAGCCAGTAGACTTGGTTGTCCATTTTGGCGATGCTGTAAGGCGCGGCGCACCCCAGTTCGTTAAACGCACCTTGGATACGCGCCAGCGGAAAGTCGAGCAGCCCTGCGTCATACCAGACTTCGGTTGAGTTTGTGCCAAACACCCAGACTTCGCGGTGATCCACAAAGACCGCAACAACATTGTCTGGATTGCCTTCAGCGCTGGAAAATTCCAGTGGGTCAATACTGGTTCCATCAAGTAATTGCGTAACCCAGATTTTTTGGCTGTTAGGTTCATTGAACGTAAAATATCCGTCGATGTAACCCACCGTGCCTGCGCCGGGGAAATCTGGGTCGCCAATTTGCTGAAATACGTTGGTGCTGGCGTTATAGATGTAGCCTTGCGGATTAGCCGCAATAAATAGTTGCGTTCCGTTGTCAGCCATGCTGACAGGGCCCGAACCCCCCACACTACCTTTAGCGGTTGCGTTCCAGCTGCTGTCGATCTGATACAGTGTCGGGCCTGAGACAACATAGCCGTAGCCGCCATACGTCCACATACCGCGGATAGGACCAATGCCAACGGTAGCTAGAACAGTCAGCCCCGGCGCGCGCTGAAGAAACGCTGGCTCCTTGCCGCCTTCAGGAACGATCTCAGGAAACAAGTTAACCATGCGGTTGTTGGCGGCATTGACGCTTCTAGCGACATACGCGGAACCAAGGATGGGCGTTTTCATGTTAATCAAACACTTTCTTGTGTGTTGCCCGGCGGTTGAGGAGCATCACAAATCTCCGCAAGTTTTTCGTTCATCAAGCGCATCTGATGACGAAGCTGGATGATTTCCAAGTCGCGCTCACCAAGAGCGCGCGCAAGAGAATCAAAATCAATCGGAAGCGGGTTCAATTTAC